TCCAGTGCGGCAAACGCTTCTTCAAGTCTCTCCCATGACTGCATAGTAATCAGGATGCACTTTTGCGTATCAACCTCCTTGGTTCCCCATGTGTGCAGCGTTTTTATGGCATCCACTACTGCCAGCAGCCTCTCGTTCTCGGCTTGCAGTTCTGCAATGCGCCGCTTTGCTTGTCGTAATTCTCGCTCAAGATTAACTGCCATCACTGTCCTCCTGTACGGCTGCGAGGGCTATCCGCAGCCTCTCGTTCTCGGCCTCAACATCTTGTCGCCTTTTGTCGTACTGACGACGAATGTCGATAGATGCAGCAAGTGTTTCCCGCAGCCTCTCGACCTCGGCCCGTAGTTCGCTATTAGTTTTTGCATAGACCTTTAGTTCACGTAAGGCCCAGGCTAAATGCTGATCTATTTCGGCTTCCAGTTCTTCGATGCGGTCTGCGGCTTCTTGAGTTAATGGCTTTTTTGCCATTGTGCCATGCCGACTTGCCCGCAATCTCTCAATCAGGTCACTCACACGGCACCTTCTTATGTCCAGTGGGCGACACGCACATCTGGATTGGCTCTGACCTCAACTTATCGTGCGCAATGGCGACCAACACGGTGGGAACAGTCAGAAAGAACAATAGAGCCAATAAGCTGGCTGTAAGGCTGGTATAATCCAGATGCCGTCGAGCCATCATTTCGCTTTCTCCTTTAGTGAACGCCAGAGTGCTAGGGCACCCAAAAACCCGTCCTGCGCTCTCTGACTTGGCTCATATCGCTTAACCTTGACCTTCCCACCATCCTTGGGCAGCGCAATGATATACAGCGCGTCATACGTTACGCTCAATTCTTCCTCTCGGGCCAAAATATAGGCGTTACCCTGAATTTCATACTCGGGATAAATGGATTTGCTGGTTTTCCAGTCCACCAAGGCCCGCTCGCCATCAATCACGCCATCAAAATCTGCGGTGCCAGCGTAGCCGTGTTCGCGGCTATAAACCTTGAACTCTGTGTCATAAACCTCCTCGACATGCTCGTCAAACCAGTCAAGGAAGCTCTCAACCGAGGACCTTGCCGCCACGTTTTTGGGTAGATCATCCTTGAGCCGTTTGCCGGTCAGGAAATCGTCAATCCATTCATGTACCAACGTGCCGATGTCAGCCGCTTTCTTGCTGGTACGCAAGTGAGCCCGGTGAGCGTCGTGAAGAAACTGTTTTTTTTCTATTTCGTCGCGCCAGATTTTGTCGGCGCGGGACTTGGCCTTGTATCCACCCAGCCTGCTTTCGCAGTACTCCAAGCATTGACCCACGGCCCACCACATGAGCGGGCCGCTTTTGTCAATTATCTTGGTAATACCGGTTACAGACGGGATAATGGCCCCATCAACGGTGTAAACGTGCTTCTTTTCGTCAAACTCAAGCTCAATGTCGCCGCCATACAGTTGATGCCTCATTGAACAGCCCTCTTGTCCATGATGTCAGGTAGGTTGTGCCTTCCGATCATTTCCCTCAAGGCCGTATCCAACGTGTCCTGAAAACTCTCTTTGAATGCCGTTATTTGGTCGGCAATCATGTAGTGAGGGACGTTTTCATGCTCCAACAGGGCCCCCACTATGGCGCAAATCTGGTTTGCGTGGTTGGCCTCAAGTACAGCAGTAATGCTCGCCATACCCTCAATTGCATCCAGCAGGTTTTCCTGCTCCATAGACTGGAAATTCTTGACCGTTGTAAGGACCAGCGTATGGATCGCGGTGTCCAGCGCTTGTAGCGCTATGTCCATGTCTCTTTTGGTATCTTCTTTCATGCGAATAAGTCCTGTTGCTCTGCGTACACCCAAAAATGCTCAGGTTTTCCGTAAACTCCCTTAGCTGTGAGGTCGGTTTTCCGTAACACCTCTTGTTTGGTCAGGTCAGACATGCAGCGGCGTACCGATGTTAATGGGACCTTGCAGTCAAATACCCTGCGCCAAACATCTGACGGGGTAGCGGCTATTTGATTGGCCTGAAACCAGTCACGCACAAGGTTTTCCTGTTTCGCAGCCTTCCTGCGGGAGGACCGGAGCGTTGCTCCGGCCTCCTTATTGGTATTGTAGAAGGTCACAGCTGCGTATCCCTGAACAGCTCTCGCAGCGCCTCCAATTCGGAAACCTGCGTTTTCAGGACAACCAGCCGCTTGTCGATACGCTGAAGAACGGGCTCTTTCCAGCTACCGCTTTCCGGTGAGGCAAGGGGTCGCTGTGACCCATTGCCCGGCTTGACCACCTTCTTTTTCGCTTTTTTGGCTTTTGCCCTGCTTTTTTGCTGCGCAGCGTTCACTTTAAGCCGCTTAGCGTAAAATTCCTCGGCGGTAGCAATGCGAAACAGGGGTTTTCCCTTCTTATCTCCATATTGTGATACCCAACGGACGACGTACCCCTGATAAGCCATGTTAATAAGCGCCTTCTTGAACTTCTTGAGGCCGTGAGGGATGCGAACAGAAGCTGGCATCTCCTCCCAAAGCTTTTCCCTTGTAACAGGGTGTTTGAGGTCATGCATGACGTTATAAATGACGCGGGTGATTCCGGTTTTGCCAAGCCCCGGACGAGGCGCGAGTGGTGTTGTCACGGTTTGTCTCCAAATTGTTGAAAGGTTACCAACAGTATTAATACTATCAGAAAGGAATATCATCGTCAAAGTCATCGCTAGCGACAGCTGTTACAGCCACCTCTTGCTTACCTTCGACGAGATTTTTTGCGGTATTAAACGCCTTGTAAGCCCAAGCGTAGATATCCTCGGGGTTCTTGATTGCGCCAGCCTGAATGGCATGTGCGACGGTGTTTGAAACGAACGGCATAAATGCCATGTTTTCGACGCTTGCAGTCATCTGTTTGGGGGGTGGGCTAGAACTTTTAACTTGTTGCCCCCCTCCCTGTTGCGGATGTTGCGGATGTTGCGGCTCTGGGGCAGCAACGTCGGTAACCAACTCAGCGTCATTGGCCCAAAAAACGGTGCTACCCATGTACTCAGAGGTGCCCACCTCAAACTGGATGGTGCGCCCAATACATTGTTCTAGGGCCCAATTATTGGTCGAGTACCACTGACCGTTTACCAGTACACGCAGACTCTTGCCCGACTTGGATCGCTGAGCGCGCTCAATTATTCCTTGCATCATCTTTTTCTCCAGATTGTGCCGCCTTCGCCGACAAACTCGCCATCCTGCACACCCTTACGGGCAACAAACACCATGTTATGGTTCCGGCCATAAGCTTGGGCAGCGCGGCGAGCCTTTTGAAATAACTCTGTGCTGTCAAACTCCACTGAGTCCCTTACGTTCATTTGATCGAATGGATACTTTTGCTTGGCATTACCAGTGGGTATTGGTATTCCAGATTTGACCTTCATCGAATGTCTCCCTTAATTGACATTTGGAATAGTGATAGTATACTCAGTCATACATCATGTCAACATACGGGAGAAACTAGATGCTGATACGTGAAACCGTAATGTCCGGGGCGGAACATCCCGGCACCAAGCTGGTCGTGCTAAAAAGTCCGTCTGGCTGGTATTTTGGCTTTAAGGACAAGCAGGGCCAGCCATACACCCGAGAGTCCCGGTACTTCAGAACCAAACGTGGGGCCGAGGCAGCGATGTCGGTCCTGAGGGGGCAATGAGATGAGCGACCCAAAACTGCCGTTTGGCAGCAAATACTGCAAGTGTCCGAGGTGTGGCCAGTATTTCACCAGCGATTACACTTTCTCTATGCACCTTGCGGGCGAGCCTACAGCGCGCAAGTGTATGGACCCTGCCCGTGTGCTGGATAAACAGAGAAGGCCGCGTTTACGGCTGAATGACAAGGGCTATTGGGCCAGTAATCGGGTTAGAGCAAGACATTGGGAGGCATGAAATGAAGGATTGGGAAAAGGACGAGATGGTAGCTGATGGTATTGCAGCCATTATTTGCGCTATAGGGCTGTTTCTGATGCTTTGGATTGCAGCCGGATAGGGGTGAAAAAAAATAATTCCCCCCCCCTCGGTTCCGCAGGTTCCGTAGGTTCCGCTTTCCTGAGGGGGGGGCGTGGCAAACGAGCGTTTGCCAAGCTGGATCAACTTCGGTATAAAAGAAAACGCCCCCTGACGGGGGCGCTACCGGTGAGGTTTGGAGACTGAACCGGATTTCCTGTCCAGAATAATCCAATAATGTCTCCCAAGCAATACCGGTCGGTGTTATTCCTACACTTGACCGTAACTCAAGCAAGCACCTGACGACGAGGATAAAGGTCGGGCGAAACGGCGGGACACCCAACCCATTAAGACCAGTTTATTGGCCGGGGCGGGAGGGCCCAGTGCCCGGCTTTTACGGAGTGATTTATGAGCATTGAAGAAATCGTTATATTGGAAAACAGAATGCTTGCTTACCAGCAATTAGTTGAGCGTTATGAAAAAACTATTCGCTGGCTAGCGTTTTCTGTTATTATCCTAGCATGTACGAGCCTGACCTTATTCTTGTTCGTCGTTCGGAGCGTGATGTGAAGAAAATTAAGAGAGCAACAGTCGAGCGGTTCCCGATGGAAGAAAACCGCAGGTTCAAGTTAACCGTTGCTGTCGATAATTTGGCTGACATCAAGGCCCGAGACGGTAAAATCCATATCTGGCTGGATCGTGGAGATTTGGTGAACCTGCAATTTGACTGTAGCACCATGCTGCTAGAGGATGATTTGGAGCAGGGTCGCGAGAATGCTCTGGAACTGGTATCGTGTCCGTAAATAATCGTTTCATGTGGCACTCTCCCGTGGCACTGAGAGCTTGGCCCCCTTCGTAACTGTTGGGGGCCTTTTTTTGGCGGTAAAAATGGGAACGAAAGCACAGCAACAATCGGATTGGCAGCGCAAGCGCAAATACCGCAATCCTTTAATTGTCGCGGCAAGGGAAGCTGGCGAAACCTACGTTGCTATCGGCAAACGGTGGGGCATTAGCGGCAACAGGGCGCGGCAAATTTACCTGCGCGCCAAGCTGGTGGAGCGGCGCGAAGAATTGCGTCGGCTTTACGGCGACTGATTGTGTTCAAAGAATTGGAAGTAAGGCTCAACGAGCTACGCCAGCAGGCCGACCGCTACGCCAAAGCGAAAGCCGACATGGTGTACCTTGACCACTACCGCAAATCAAAGCTGGCGATGCTGATGCGGGATTATGCAGCCAAGGGTTTTGACACAGTGAATGCTCAGGAGCGCGAGGCTCGCTGTCATCCTGAGTATCTGGAAATTCTGGAGGGATTGCGCGAAGCCACGGAAATAGCGGAGAAAGAAGGATGGCACCTTCGTATCGCGATGCAGGGAAGTAGTTTGTGGCAGTCGATGGAGGCAACAAAACGTGCCGAAATGCAAGCCTATAAGTCAGACTGACCGCGAGCGGTTCTATATGCTCAAGGTTTATGGCTGCATGGCCTGTAGAAAACGTGGGCTCAGTGTGGGTACGGTCGAAATCCACCATATCGTTGAGGGATATCGGCTCGGCCACGATCACACCATACCGCTATGTATCTGGCACCATCGCGGGGAGCGGGAAAACCTGAACATCACGATGAGTAAAATGAAGGCGGTGTTTGGTCCTTCTATGGCTAGAGAGAAGAAGTTGTTTGTAAGGGAGTTTGGCTCGGAACGCGAGCTGCTTGAGGAGATAAACGGGTGGCTAAACCGAAATCACATAAAGGAAGGCGAGAGAAAGGGGCTCGCGGAGAGCGCGAGTTTTTTTCCATTCTGAACAAATTTTTGCCTGAAAGGCTCAGGCTCAGCAGGGAGTTGGCTCAGTCGCGAGAAGGTGGCTCGGATGGCTCGGCGGCTCAGTGCCAAATTGAGGTCAAGCGCCAAGAGGTGTTGCGGCTCAACGATTGGCTGAAACAGGCTCGGCTCAGCGCTAATGGCTCGGGAGAGTACCCCGTGGTCGCTTACCGCCAAAATAATGAGCCGTGGCGCTGCGTGGTCGAAATGACCCCGGTCCAGCTGGCGGCGTTCATGCGCTATACGCAAAATATTGGCGACACCGTTGCATCCATTGAGCGGTCAATCAGCGACCTGCCAAAATAATCCATTGGAAACCCCCCGCAGCTTGGCTATTCGTCAATGCTAACGAAATCGCCTTGCAGGTTGTACGTGTTATAACAGCGTTCAGCGCCGTATCCGGTACCGAGCCAAATTATCGGAAAGCTTGCATCAGGTACCGAATCCATTGGCATGCAGTCGGTCACCCAACATGCTACATCAATGATTTCGTCCTCAAGCTTTTCGATTACCGGTCGAAAATAGGTGCCTCCGTGGGCCCGCTTTTCACGTGGTTCCGGCTGTTGCCCGTAGAATAGCTCTTGAATGTCCTCAATTATGGCCGTATGGCGAATAATTAGGACACGCTGCGGAGTCCATTCGCTAACAATCGCGGCCACCTGTTCGGTCGCGCGGTTCAGCTGGTCATTATCCATTGAGCTAGATTCATCAACCACGATAGCAATGGTTCCGACTGATTCCGTGTATAACGTCGGTTCAATCATGCCGATAGCGGCATATTGCTGGTTAAACCGCTCCTCACTCCAATCGCTAGCGTCAACTGCGGTTGCGAATCTATCTTTGAACGCTGTCAGCCAATCGGTCGCGCTACCTTGCGCCTGATGATGCAATTCCTCAAGCATATTCGCGGGCATTGACCCCGCGCCGCTGCTAGCCAGCTGTAACGCCTGTTCATTGCGCTTAACGTGTTCCTGTTCGTCAAGATCATCAGGTGCGGGGAGTAGTTCTCCGCAGCTTTCAGGCGTTGAACCGTTGCCGCCATTAGTTTGGCTGGTACCCTGTTCGTCGCCGTCGCCGTCACCGCTTTCGTCACCGCTTTCGTCACCGTCGCCGGTATCTTTCCCGGTTTCGGTTTCGCTGTCGGTTTCGTCATCAGGTTGCCCGCCTTGCCCGCTGTCGCCGGGGTCCGTATCGGCACCCTCGGGCGGTTGCGGTTGTTCCGGCTGTTCCGGCTGTTCCGGCGGTTGCTGCAACAGCAATTGCACAACCCGTTCAACGTTCAAGCATTTCCAATTAGCATCAACGTAGTCGCGATTGATTAGCGCGTCATCCGGCATAGGATACGGGCAACGTGCCTGTTCTAACGTTAGATTGACCACGTAATCAGCGGCTTGATGCACGATATCACGCTGGCTGGGGTATATGTCCCGCAAGCGCTTAGGGTGCAACATCCATACATGGCATGCCTCATGCAACAGCACGAATAACAGCTTTACCTTCGATTGCGCCGAGGTCCAATGCGGGTTTATAAATAACGTCACCCCGTCAACGGCCATTGTTTTAGTGCGGGTTTCGGTAATTTCGCGCTTCATCGCAGCGAGCCGAAATCCCATAGCCTTAACAAAGGTATACGGCGATTGAATCAGCACAACTAAAAGGTCAATGATAAGTTTATTAACATCCATTGGTTTTCTCCCGTGGGTGTAGCAGGATTGCTACCTAATACGGCCCAAAATCGAGCCGCATTAGGTAACACCCTGATAGGGTGTTACTGACAAGCCTAGAAAAGGCCAGCCAATTTGTTAGCCGCACTGCTAGCGGCATTCGCGGCGCTGGTTCTAACCGCTTTATCGTCCTTATACCGAGCGGCATTAGCGGCCAATTCGGCGGCGCGCTTAACGTCGGTCAATGCCTCAGCAAGTTGCTGATCGCCTGAGGCGTTCAGATTAGCCTCGACCAACTCCAACAGGTTGCTAACATTGGATTCGGAAAACCGAATATATTTGCCGTCGGCACCCTTGCCCCCAATTAATTGGGCGCTAAGCTGTTGCAGCGCTGATCTAATGCTTTCGGCGTACTCTTTGGTAACTGCTTGCGCCTGTTCATTTAGCGCTTCAACCATTCGGCGCTTATGCGTTTCCGATACCGCGCCCATATCAAACTGTCGCGGGTCGCCGATTGGCGTGAAAGTCAAATCGAAGCGGAATTTCCTGTCGATTTCCTCGGCTGTCGGGTAATCGGAGCGGGCAAAATAATGGCCGGTCCGGTTTTCCAATGCGTCCAAGGTTTTCACGTAATCGCGCTTGAATGCCTCAATCAGCGGCAACATTACAAGCTGCGCCTCGGTAAAGCGCTGTTCGATTTTGTCGAGCATATGAACCGAAACAAGGCGCGGCGCACCTTTGCCGCCGAGCCAGCGAATAGAAACCCGCTCCAAAAACGTATTGAAGCTGTAATAGGGGCTCTTGATATCTTTCAATTCCCCGTCGGGGAAAAGGTCACCTGAGCCTTTCGCCATAGCCTCGGCGGTTTCCCGGTCGGCACCTTGTGCAACCATATCGGCGACAATTGCTGCCTTTGCCTTTTCTGATTGCTTTGATGCCGGGGGAAAGCTTGCTTCTAGCTTAACTAATACGTGCGTTTCGGCGACGCTGGGTGCGTCATAATTTATAAATGCGTTCATTGGTTAATCTCCCGTGGTTTTTTGTAGCAAGGCGCTACCCAATGCCGCCGGATAACCAGCGGCATCAGGTAACACCCCTTTGCAGGGGCGTTACTCTTTACAGGCTAAGCTTGTATTCAAGCCTAAAATCAATATAGGCGCGGGTTTCTTTGCAGTCCGGGTGCCGTGTAGCGATTTCGGTCATCGCTACCACAGCACACTCGGCGGGCATGCGCCTGAGGTATGTTGCAATCGCATCCATGCTGGCCCGATCAGCCCAATATGCCACCATATTGCCAATGTAGTGGCAAATCATAATGTCATCAGGGACGGGTGCCGTTGCCGGTTCCCGCTTGATTAGGTCGAAGTCCGTAATTTCAGCCAGCGTGTCGAGGTGTTGGCAATAAAGGTTGCCCAATTCGTTGCCAATCATTGCTGATGCCAATAGCTTGGGGTCAACGCCCGAATCAGCGACATTCGCCAAATTCGTCCAACTACGTTCACAACCATAAGCTGCGGGGTTTTCGGTTGGGTCCCAAGTGCTAAGCGGACCAGCGTGATACTTATCAAATTGCGGGTTGCCAGCGTGGTGCTTAATGAAGCTGGTCACGCTGTAGTGCAAGTTGTTCGGTATCGCGAAGTTATCCAACCATTGCTGGCAGGAATTGCGGACCATAAATGTAGCAACCCGTGACCTAAACGGGGAAGGGTTGTCCGTATCGCCCGCCTTGGCGCTTGCAACATTGCCGGTCATTACCAGCATCCAATCGCGCCCTAATTCAAAGCGCCCGGCCCGCCGCGAGTGAAATATTTGCAGCAACGCATTGCGCGTTGCAAGCGGCGGTTTAGTGCCTTCGTCATATACGATGATCGCTGGTTTATTGCGGTCAAGGTTTTTGACGTAATCAGGGAACAATTGGACCACGTAGTCAGGATCGTGCTGCCCGTGTACCGGCAACGCCTTGGACCCTGTTGCATCCGACGGCGACAGCGACATAGCCGGGACCTCGGCAAACTGAGCCTCGGTTATTTTGGCTGCTGCGGTTGGGGCGTATGTTTTCCCGCAACCTGCTTCGCCGAGCAGCAATACGGGCATGCCGGTAAAGCTAGAATCATGCCCCATATTGCGGACCTTTGAAGCGGCAACGATTAGGTCGATTGCTTCGGATGTATTGACTGTAGGTATGTTGAGTAACATTGGTATATCTCCCGTGGTAGTTGTAGCGATTAGCCGCTACTGATAGGACCCTATGCCGTGGAATGATTAGGCTTTGCGAATCACGCCGGTTGTCTCACAAATAGTGAAACGCCCGCCGCACTCACTACAGCTATAACGGTCTTTTGCGTTGAAATACCCCAGCCAATTAAGGCGGGCAAATTGATCGAAATGCTGCCCACAATGCGGGCAATCGGCTGTTTGTTTCAGCCTTGCGTCATAATCATATTTTGGTGTTGGCATAGCGATACTCCCGTGGGGGCATAAGGCCCTATCAGTAACGGCCCGCCATAGCGCCTCAGAAGCGCTACAGCGGACGATTACCGGCTAGCCTTACGGCTAGCACCACGGGGAGTTTCCAATGGATTATTTTGCGTCAATACGGGTGACAATTGTCACAAGCCGAGGGTGCGCGCCGGTACGGGGCAAGCGGAACATCGCTGTAGCGGAGTCAGCTGGTACGCCTGTATAGGTCGGCGACCGGACCCTTAGGAATTTCGACCCGCGCCTAGTCGCGGTACCGGCTTGCGCCGTGAGCCCATGCCCACTACGCGAATATATCAGCTTGTGCTAGTACGTGCAACTACTTTGTTAGTACGTGATAGCAGGGGCTAAATACCTTGTGAAATTTCACAGCAATTGGCTGATTTTGGCCTTATATTGACCACCTTGGACCATGCCCTGAGACGGCGCACAGGGCCCGTCACAATGCGCAACTTCGACCCTTAACCTTGGTATTCAAAAAAAGATCGTGCCTTAGAAGCGCTCTGAGGCGCTCTCACGGGGTGCTTAGAATCAGTCTAATGCCGATTTCGGGTTTTTACCGGACTGCTAAATTTAGCCCCTGTCAAGCTTTTAGCGTCGATTGCTCCAACGTGGTAAAATACCGGGCATGAGGGGTCCGATTGATTGGCAGCTGGTACAAATGAAATTTGAGGCGGGGCAATCGCCTTATGCGATCAGTCGCGACCTCGGCGGGCGACCGACAAAGCAGGGAATAGCCAAGCGCGCCAAGCGGGAAGGGTGGCAAGCGGATGCTAGCGGGGTGTTATCGGTTGCCGCCGAATTGCCTATTGTGAAGCGCGCGCAAATGCTTACGGGGCCGACTAAATGTAGCGCTGAGCGGGTGGCATTTATTCTCGACCTTGTGGGCCGTGGTGCATCCATAAAGCTGGCTGCTACAGCGGCGGGCATCAACCCCAAAACCCTCAAGCAATGGCAGGCAAGTGACCCTCAGTTTGCGGAACAATTGAGGCAGGCGAGAGCGGGCAAGCTAGCCGAATGGATAGCGCACATTGACAGCGCTGCGGCACGTGATTGGAAGGCAGCTGACAGGCTGTTACAGGCCAGCCCCGAAGCTGAGGATTTCAGTCAGCATCAGGTCGGCGGCATTACCGTAGTTCTGAACATTGACCGGGAACACGGGGCGTTGATTGAGGGGCAAGCGGAAACACCCTGATAACACCCTTGCCAGACAGCCTGACAGCCCCTGTATCAATACATCCCATAGCACCCTATACCCCAGCATCAGGTTGGAGTGCGGTGCGAAGTGCGAAGTGTGGTTGGGTATACCAGCAACAGGTCAGCCGGGCATCCCGTACCTGTTACCGGGTAACGCCCAAGTACTTGAGAGCAGGCGCGTACCAGCTGGCTCGGGCTGGTTCGTGTTCGGGCTCGGGCTCAGGCAAAACCCGCTGGGTCCCATATTCCAAATAGTCGCCTTGGCATAATCCCCCACGCTACAAACACCAAAATCGGGTTACCCCCGCGCAATAAAAAGTCGTAGAATGGGTTGCCGAGTACTTTGGGAGCCAAGAAATGGGCTGCAAGAAGGGTAAGAGGAGGCGCTGATGGCGATTGTCAATGAGCGCTGGCCGTTATGGCAGATAGCCCGGTACATCAACAACTGGATTGCGGGTTTTGATGCGTCTGCGCAGCGTACGCACTGGTCCCCGGCTGACCATGAGGCGTTGATATACTTCTCGGAGTGGTAGATGGCGACCATCAAGGGTGTTTTGGGGCAAGCCGCACCTAACGCGACCACTGAGGCCGACCTGTATACGGTCCCGGCCAGCAAAAATGCCACTGTCAAGGTAATTTGCACCAATCGGTCCACGGAGACGACGGTTCGGGTATCGGTTGGAGTGAACGGTGCTTCGACGGACAATACCCAGTACGTGGCCTATGACACTGTTCTTAGTGCCAACAATTCCTTGGCTACCGCCACCTTGATGCTGGGCAGCGCCGATGTGGTACGAGTGTACGCTGGAAGTGCCAATGTTTCGTTTACGTGTACTGGCTTAGAGCAGGATGACTGACTATGACGTTTTTGAATGACGAAGGTTTTGATTCTGGCCTTAACTGGGTCCAAGACGGCACCCGTATTGATTTGTGCGATGACGACCCCGGCAGCGATTACACCTTGGCGACCAACCCGAGTACCGGTTACAGCATTGGCAACAAAACGGGGTTGGTACTTACTGGGCCAGCCGATGGCGCTCAGGATGGCCGTATTGTAACCGTCCCGCAGATCAATGACGGCACCATTACCAATACCGGGACTGCCACTCATTGGGCCCTGACAGACGGAAGTAACGTGGTAGCTTCTGGTGCGTTGGCCTCGTCCAAGGGGTATACCGCTGGCAACAAGTTCAGCCTTGACCCCATTATCATCAATTACCGTGATGCGGGCGTTACCGCGACCATTACGCTTTATGCTGGCCCCTCGGTGATAACCAAGGAGAGCGCCACTACCGCTAACGCGAGGATCATTGTCGATCAGGACGGGTACACGTATTACTCCGAGGATGAAGGCAGCATCAACCCGCTGAGAACGAGGTTTTCGTCGGAATGGGCTGATGACTGGTGCCGACCCGTTTCTGAGGCTCCCGGCGATTATGAGGTACGTTGGCTTCAGGTGTCCGGTGAAACGCCAAGCTCTGTGACAGGAAGCACCCCTGCGGGTACGTGGCGGGCCTTGTCGTTATCGGATTTTGTGGTCACCAATACCGCAAATGTTGGCAATCCCATTCAGTCATCAACCATTAGCATTGAGATCAGGCGAGGCTCAACCGGTTCTGCGCTGGACTCTGGGCAGTACCTTTTGATTGCCTCCTACGGAACATAGGTGATGTATGGCTTTTATTCACGACGATGTATTTGACTCCGGTCTTGATTATGCCGATACCTTTGCCAACGCCCAGTTGGACATTGTTTCGGGCAGCGACCCCCAAGGAACCTACTCCACGGTAAACGCCAACCGGCTTGGTAAGAAGGACCCTATTGCCGTGAACGCGCCCAGTGGTGGCGTTCCAGACGGCAGGCGAGTGACCACTGAGCCTGTAACCGACGGCAGTATTACTACGGGCGGTACAGCCACGTACTGGGCCATAACGAACGGTGCAGACAAGGTGTTGGCCTCTGGGTCGTTAAATGGCTCTGTCGTTGTTACCGCTGGAAACTCCTTTACGCTGAACTCCTTGAGTATCACCATACGGGATGTAGTCGCCGTCTAAGGGGCAAAAATGGCCACCGATAAACTGCTACCGAATGGTGCCAGTGGGTGGCCAACCGGCTCCTACACCGACATAGCTGAAGGTGTTGCCTCTGCTGATGGCAACACCATGTCAACGACGTTTCAGGCCGATGCCCTAACCATCAGCCTGACCTCAACCGCTGTCTCCGACGCAGACACGGTTACCGATGTCAATATCGTTGTCCGGGCTAGGGCAAGCTCCACCAGCAAAACCCCGAGAATACAGGTTGACCTGTATATCGGCGGCACCAAGCAGGGAACCACCCAAACCAAGACCCTCGCCACGGGGTTCCAGAACTTTACCTGCTCGACCGCCACTTGGGACTCTGACTGGACCGAGGCGCAGCTCAACGGCGCTCAGGTCCGTATTACGTCGCAGTACTTGGGCGAGCCGCCGTTCAATACGATCTACGTTGACGCGGTTGATGTCGATATAACGTACACCGAGGCCGCGCCTCCCCTGACGGCCTCTGGAACAGCGAACGTAACAAGCCCGACCGCAAGTGGCGATATTGAGCTGTTTCATAACCTCAGTGGCGACAACATTGAGGCTGCGTCCCACCTGAGTATTCCGACGGCAGATATTGGCAATCAAAGCACACTCGGCGGCATCAGCGTTGAATCCGACTCTCAGGTATCAACGCCAAGCGGAACGCAGATTTCGCTGTTATCTGGCACCCCAAGCGTTACCGGGCCAACCTCGTCTGGTCAGACAAGAAACATCCTCACGGCGGCTGGCACCACCAATGTCAGCGGGCCGACGGCCACTGGCGCTTGCCAGAAACCCAGCCTTGTTGCTTTCGGTACACCAAGCGTCGCGAGCCCAACGGCAACCGGCAATGCAAGGCCCATCAATGTACTGGTCGCCAATAATGTTGAGGCGGCAAGCCACCTTAGCATTCCGTCGGCTGATATTGGCTCGCAGGACAACCTGAAGGGTTATAGCGTTGAATCAAATTCGGAGGTTGGCACCCCATCCACCGATAACGCCACCGATGATCTGACTGGTAACGATGTCGAGGCCGAATCGTGGGTTTCGATACCGACCGCTGATGCACTGGTAGATGTCCTGAAGGGGCACGGTGTCGAGTCGGATTCCGAAGTCAGCACCCCGTCCACTGACAATGCCACTGACGAGCTGACCGGTAACGATGTCGAGTCTGAGTCATGGGTTTCTATCCCTGCTGCCGACGTACTGGTGGATATCCTCAAAGGGCACGGCGTTGAGTCATCCTCGGAGGTCAATGAGCCGTTACCGTATGAGCCTGACCAGCTTGATGGCAACGATGTCGAATCCCAGTCGTGGGTTTCAATTCCTGCCGCTGAGGTATTGGTTGATAACCTGTCAGGTCATGGGGTTGAGTCCAGTTCGGAGGTTTCGGTACCGACTGCCGATGAGTTTGTAAACGCCTACGGTTCCCCGCAAATTACGGTGCCGACCGCATCTGGCGGCGTGACGGTTGGGGCAGTCTGGGCGCAGGGCACCACTTCGGTCACTGGCCCGACGGCAAATGGAAGCATAGACTCAATAGATGGTGGTTTGCGGCGCAGGCACCTCGTTAAAGTGTTACGGCCAATGACCGGGCTTTCACCTGCATTGCGCAGATTTTTGGACTAGAATCCGATAATGGCTGGCAATTACCGACAACGGGACCCCAACCTGCCGCCCCATATGGATCAGGACCCGATTCAGTGGGTTCCATCACCGCAGCGCCAGCTGCTGCCAGAAGATATCGCTCAGGTGCTTACGCCAGAGCAGATTATCGACAAACAAATGGAGTCCCGCCAGATCACCGAGGAGATGCGTCGCCAGTTCCCCGGACATGGCGATCCTCGCCCTCTACTGACAGACCCCTTATGGCTACCAAGGCTTATTGGCTCAGCCACTGAGAACATTGGTAACTGGTGGGCAAAGGCCATTGGAGAAACCCCGCGCGGCAAGCCCTCTGATTTTGCCAAATCTACGTTAGCTGGCATCCCCGGCATTGTTGGTGATGTTGGAGAGATGGCCACTATGGTTGATGAGATGTCAGGCGGCAGGGTGCCGGGAATGGGCCTGTTAAAACCGCTTGATATGTACCCGACCACCAGAGACTTGGCGGTTGCTATGGGCGGCGACCCAGATTCAATGGCTGGGTTTGCTGGCGAAATGTTCAGCCCACTACCTAATGAGCTGGTTGGTGGCGTAAAAGCTATCACCATGTTTGGGGCCAGCACACCTGAATTTCGTTCATTGCTGAAGAAGGCGGCAAGCATCTTCAAGCCGGGTGGCAAGCCCGTTGTCCTTTATCATGGCAGCATGGGAAATATAGAGAAATATGACCTTGAACGTGCCGCTGTGTCGAATGATTGGGGGCGCGCTGTGTATATGTCCAGCAATCCGGCAGAGGTGAGCGCCAATTACGCCGGTTTAGGTCCCGATATGGAGTTGCGCACTCAATTACGCGCAGAGCGCATTATTGACAGCATCTGGGACGATCCGATGACGCTGGATGATGTGGCAGACAGTCTTGGCAAGGAAGCGGATGACCTGACCGACGACGATGTGGCCGATTACGCCCGCAAAATGGCGCTTAAAGAGATGGATGCCGTTCATCAGGGGGCAATCTACCCGCTGTACTCGTTCCTTGAGAAACCGGCCATCGCCGGTAGCCCAAACGAGACAACATTCACTCTTAGCGTTGATTACAAAGGCCCTGATGGTGATGAGGTGATGGAATCGGGCACGGCCATTGACCTGTTTGATGCCATCCGTGAGGCCGAGAAGGAGTTTTTTGATGTTGACGCTGACGCGCTGATTGCCGACCTATATGACCACGCAATAGATTACGGCGAGATTGGGTTATTCGACATCAAGCAAGCTTTTGCTGTTAATCAAGCATCCATATATGCCACTGACGAATTTGGCGAACCCGCTGCGATGGAGTTTTTGGCCAGAACGCTGCAAAACTTGGGGTACGACGGTGTAGTGGACTTCACGGCAGGTACCCGGTTTAGAAACATGGCTGACGTTGTTCCAGCCACACAGCCAGATATCGTGCCAGAAGAAAGCATCCATGTGATGGCCTATGACCCAGACAAGTTGAATACGGCGTTTGCTGGTCGCGTTGACGACGAACTGCCTGAGCCGACGTTTGCCGAAACCGTACTGAGGCACGATGAGCTGGCCGCTGGCCGCGCAGCGGTGGCAAGCGACCGCAGGACCAAACCAACCACCAGTGGGAAGTAGATGGCAGTAATCCACCTCCAATACGAACCCCAAGAGCGCCAGAAGCTGTTGCATGCAACGATGGCAACACAAATCCTCTATGGCGGAGCCGCTGGTGGCGGAAAATCTCATTCTCTGAGGTGGGATGCCTACGACTTTTGTATGAAGAACCCCGGCATCCAAGCCTACTTGGTGCGTAAATCGCTGCCCCAGCTTGAGGCAAATCACATCCTCCCCCTAAAGCGTGAGCTGCCAAAAGAGCTGGGGCACTACAATGAAACCAAAAAGCGTTTCGACTGGTGGAACGGATCAGTTTTGCAGTTTCGTCACTGTGAATATGACCGTGACTTGCACGACTTTCAGGGTTGGGAGTGTCATTGGCTGGGGATTGACGAGGCCGCTCAGCTCAACCCAGAGCATATCAAATACATGAAAACGCGGGTCCGACTTGGTTCTTGGAAGCCCACGGACAAATCTGCCATGTCTCGCCTACCTCGTTGCGTGATGACTTCCAATCCGGGCGGACCCGCACACCACTATCTCAAGGAATTGTTCATTGACTCGGCACCACCAGAGCAGGTTTTCCATGATGCTGAGATGCGCAACCCAAACAATCCGAACCACAAGGGCTGGACATCAATATTTATACCGGCTCGCATGGATGACAACCAATACCTTGACGATGATTATGCCGGTCAATTCGGCCAGCTACCTGCGTGGCAAGCTCAACAGTTACGTGACGGCGACTGGAACGTGGTACCCGGTGCTTTTTTCGATTGTTGGTCCTCTGCCAACATCATAAAGCCTTTTACCGTTCCCCCTTGGTGGCCGCGCTTCAGGAGTGCTGACTGGGGGTTTGCCACGCCTTTTTCAATTGGTGAGTGGGCGATATCCGATGGGACTGAAGTTGAAACACCGGCTGGTGTGCAGAAATACCCAGAAGGGTGCATGATTCGTATTTGGGAGTGGTACGGAAATGAAAGGGGTAACAAGGGACTACGGATGGACGCTAAAGCAGTCGGTGAGTCAGTTATCCAGCAGCGAGGGAAGGTGCTACCGGGACCGGGCGACCCAAGTATGTGGCGCTCTGACATGGGCCCTTCTGCGGCAGAAAAAATGGCTAACGGTGGGCTCATTTTCTTCAGAGGCGACAACCAGCGTGAGGCCGGTTGGCAGGAAATGTATTCACGAATAAAAGATGGCATGCTTCTATCGTTCGATTCTTGCACCGATTTTCTTCGTACTATCCCGACATTGACAGCAGACCCGAACAATCCAAACGACGTACTCAAAGAGGGTGAGGATCATATTGGGGACGAAACTCGCTATATGTGTATGGCGAGGCCCTATAAGAAGGATCGACCGGTACAGCAAAAGCCATATTGGCAGGTTGAGCCACTTCGCTACTGCGACCTGAAGGACCACGAATTTACCGAGCCGAGGTGGATATAAATGGCCATTAAGAAAAACGCCAGATTTTGGTTAACCGAACTTGAGCGCTCATCAAACCATGAGTCCAAGTGGCGAGATAGGGCTCGTAAGGTAGTTGAAACCTACCGCGACGAGCGCGGTCACGAAGATACGCATTTCAATATTCTGTGGTCCAACACACAGACCCAGCGCCCGGCGCTGTATTCAGCGACCCCGAAACCCGTTGTAAAACGCAGGCACAGGCAAGAAGGCCCTGTGATGCGTGATGCGGCCACGATGTTGGAGCGAAGCGTTAGCTATGCCCTTGATCCCGGCGGTGCCTACGACTTCGACCGTGTGGGGACGCGGTGTATTCTCGATTTCTTGCTGCCCGGACGCATGGTAGCGAGAGTTAAATACCACCCAATTCTGACATCCAAGGTAAGAACCGTTACCAGCGATGAGGAGCCCGGTGAAATCGACTTTCAGATGGACGAGGAAGGCAAATTCGTCTTTGAGGAAAAATATGACGAGCTAGTTGACGAGGAGGTACGGGTTTATCACGTACCGTGGACCCACTATCGCCAGTCTGTTGCAAACTACTGGGAGGATGTTTGGTGGGTTGCGTTCGGTAACAACTTCCTAACCCGTGAGGAAATTATTGAGCAATTCGGTGACGAGCATGCGAACGTCCCGTTAACGCACATTGCGCACTTGCAGGAAAAAGACGGGGAGGCAGCAAAGGGCGAGGAGCGAACCGTCGCCAAGGCGCAAGTCTGGGAAATCTGGGACCGGGAGGACCGCAAGGTGTATGCGGTCATAGAGGGATACGACAAACTGTTGATGAATGAAGATGACCCGCTTCAATTACGCGGATTCTTCCCGTGCCCAGAGCCAGCGCTTATCGTCGAAACAACCGATACATTGATTCCAATACCGGAATACACGCTTTACCAGTATCAGGCGGAGGAGCTGAACACCATTACGCAGCGGATTCAGCGATTGGTCGAGGCAATGAAGCTTTCCGGCCTGTACCCCGGATCACAGAAGAAGCTGATCGACGATATGCTGTCATCCAAGGAAAACACGCTTGTTCCTGTCGAGGATTGGGGTGCTATCACCGAGCGTGGCGGACTCGCTGGCATGATCGAATGGATACCGTTGAGGGATGTCGCTGACGCGTGGCAGCGCCTGATGGTTTACCGGCAAGAGCTGGTTCAGTCGATTTTTGAGCTTACCGGCATATCAGACATCCAGCGGGGGTCAACGGACCCAAGGGAAACCAAGGGTGCCCAGCAGATAAAGGCATCATTCGCCTCACGCAGGTTGCTGCCAAAGCAGCAGGAAACGCAGCGCTTCTTCAGGGACCTGTTCAGGTTGCAGGCGGAGATCATTGCGGAGCATTTTGAAGCTGAAACCATTTTCAAGATGGCGAGCATGGAGCCAACCGAGTCAGCAATGGCCGCTCGCGAGCTAATCAAGGATGACGCGCTTCGTTCTTTTATCGTTGATATCGAAACAGACTCAACGATTGCTCCTGACGAGGCCCTTGAGAAGCAGGGTGTATCCGAATTTGTGGCTGCATTGTCGCAATACCTGAATCAAGTATTTCCAATCGTGCAGGCCCAGCCAGCAGCGATGGGCCCGCTTGGCAAGATGATGTTGTGGATTTCAAGGAAATTCAGCATCGCTAGGGACGCAGAGGATGAACTTGAGGAGTTTTTACAGACGTTCGACCAGTTGCCCGAACAGCAGGATAAGGAGCAGCAGGCAAAACTTGCGGAAATGCAAGCAGCTGCTCAGCTCAAGCAGCAGGAGCAACAGGTTAATTTACAGATAAAACAAGCAGAATCGGAAGCGGAAATACAGCGTAAAAACATCGAAACTCAGGCGATGCTTGCTAGGGAGCAGGCAAAAGCAGAGCTTGAGAACAAGAAATTGCTCCTAGACATAGCAGAGAAAGAGGCTAAAATCAGGTTGATGCAGGAAGAAGCGGAGGCCAAGGTCACGCTGCAAGCTGTAGATATGCAAGCAAAACGCCTATCCGAACAAGCCAAAAGCGCAACCGAGAGTTCTTCTCAAGCCGCCGCCGTGCCTGAAATCAAGATCGAATCCGAGCCGAAGGCCCGGAAAATCACACTCGTCAAGGGAGAGGATGGGAAGGTGCAGGGAGCAGAAATTACCCCACTTGACGAGAAAAAAACCGTCCGTTTTGAGCGTAGCGACGATGACCGTATAACAGGAGCGGAAATTGAGTGAAGTAATTGTTGATATGCCAAAGTTTGAGGCAAGCGGAACCATCTCCATCAAGGACAAAGATGGCAATGTCAGGCAGACGTTAAAGATTACCGGCCTCAAGAGGCCCGAAACCCCTGAAAAGCCGGAGGAGGCTAAAGATGAAGATTGATAGCAGCGGTACACGTGACAAAATGTTAAACCAGATTGACGATGATCTCGGTGGAACCGCATACGCAAGGTTTCAGAACACAGCACAGACAGCAACGTACACGGTTTGCGCACTGGCTACGCCGGACCCGTTCAATGCTGCGTCTGGTGGAAGCATGTCGCTGAACGTGACGACACCACCTGAAAGCACCGGAACCCCGAGCGCGAATACCGTTGGAGCCATCGGCTTTTACACCGCAAAAACGGGCGGTACGCTGATTTGCTCGTTCGGTGTTGATACGGTAACACCGGCTGATATCGTAATGCCGGACAACACGCTGGAAACGACGGATACGGTTCAGATTACGTCACTGACGATCACCATGCCGGTTGGTAGCTTGGTAACGTAATGGAAGATGGGGGCCTAATATGGCTCGCCTCATATCCAAAGTCTGGCAATACGTGGGTTCGATGTCTGCTTGAGGCATACACGAACAACGGGCATGTTGATATCAACAATATCAGGCTGGCCTTTGGCGATGCCGGTAGAGCGTTGTACCAGAGCGTTTCTGCGCTAGACGTTAACAATCTGACAGAAGCGGAGCTTTGCCTGCTGCGACCTGCGGCCCTGATGTTCGGGATGGCTAATTTTCGGCCACCGAGGTTCGTCAAGTCGCATTCTGTGAACGTCACAGGTGACCTGTTTTCCCCGCTGATTCCTCCGCAGCTTACCAAGTGCGCAATTTATGTTGTGCGTGACCCGCGTTCAGTTGCTGTGTCGTGGAGCCGGTTTTTCGGAAAATCAATGGACGACACGATATTGGCAATCGGGTCAGATGGGACCAGACTTGGCGGGAACGGCGCTGCCGACTCCCATGTAACAACGCTTGTCAGTTCGTGGTCACGGCATGTTGCGTCGTGGAGCAAGAAATACAATTACCCGACACTGATTTTGCGTTACGAGGATATGGTTGAGGATACCGACAAGAAGCTGAGGGAAATAATTGAGTTTCTTGGTTGGGAGTACGATGAGGCAAGAGCCAAGCGAGCGCTGAAGGCGACCAACAAACGACAGCTTCAGAAACAGGAGGACAAAAAAGGGTTTCAAGAAGCATCCAAGCACAGTGACCGCTTTTTCACTGAGGGCGGCACACGCTGGAAACAGGAACTTGCACCGAAGCATATCAAGCAAATCGAAGCCGATCATGCTGACATGATGAAGCAGTACGGCTATTTATGAGGGAGTGCGGGGAATGCACGGCATGTTGCGTAGCGCTGGAAATCAAGGTACTGGAAAAGCCAGCCTATTTGCCGTGTCAGCATGTTGCAAAGGACGGTTGCAGTATTTACACGAACCGTCCGATGCCATGCCGCGCCTTCAGTTGTGCTTGGTTGCAGGGGTTTTTGGATGACGACCAACGGCCCGATAAGTCAGGGGCCATTGTCTGGCAGACCCAAACAGATGGTTCAATACAGACAATAATCAGTGTGCTGGCTGGCATGGAGCCAGATCAGGATATGGTTGGCTGGGTACGCAAGAACGCGAAAACAGTCATTGTTGAGCGGGAGGGTTTCGAGCGCGAGGTGCAGTAAATGGCAGACGGCGGTTACACAAAGGAACAGTACGACACGCTTTATCGGTTCCGTGTAAGCCGCTACTTTACTGACAGTCAGCCTCCGGGCACCAGCCCGATCTACCTGCATTACCACAAATGGCCAATGCTGCCGATCCTGCAAAAGCGTTGGCAACTGCTAGCGCCCGTTCTAAACATCGCGCCCACTGAGCTGGTATGTATTGTCGGTGCTGGGTTTGGTTGGGGAGTCGATGCTTTCACCCAAGAAACTGGTTGCACGACTATTGGCCTTGATATCAGCGATTACGTGGACGCTGCCAAGGCAGAAACCGAAGAAGCCGAAATCCGCCAAGCCATCATTGATGCGGGTCACGACCCAGACAGCGGTCATGGCGCTGTCGTGCTTGCGGCTACCTGTGATTTTCAACCGCGCTCCAACGTCGTCATCCTCAAGGAAGATATGCACACCAACCAGTCGCGAGGTGCCATCCGTGCCGCGCTGGGTGGCTGGCCGAGCGTGGTGATTTTTGAGGACATTATTGACGATACAATTACCGATCAAGAAATCACCGCATCAAACAGTGCCGCCAATTTGTTCGCTGGCGACCAGCGCGTTATCTGGATTACGAAGGGCACCGCTAGTCGTTCCCTTCAGGACCTGCAAACACTGACCGGGGCTGAAGTTATCACCCCAGACGGTAGGACACATCTGGTGCCCTGATGTCCACCTTATACGCAAATGCGCGCTTAGTTCCCGGTAATAACCCGATCCACAAAGTCGGTGGATCGTATTACATGGTGATCTTCAGCGGTATAACGGGGCTTGAGGTTGTTAAGGCATCAACGCCGACCGGAACGTGGACGGCGCAAGATTCTGCAAATGGGCCGGCGATGTTGGAAAGTTGGACGCACGTTCTTTCGAGCTGCGTTGGCACCAACGCCACGGCGACTGAAGAATACATATACGTCGCTGCGCTAACAACTATAAATACTGTCGACTACCTTAATTTTGTTCGGTTCGACTGCACAAACGATCACTGGGATACGGCAGTCACCAACCTCGACCTTGATTCGGCTTACACAGCCGATCCACCGGACTACAAGTGGGTTGACATTGCCACGCAGGGCGGCGGTGCCAATGTTGTCATGGTTTACTCGGGCGGCACCGATGGCAACATGGGCGACGAGAAGAACCGCGTCGATTATATTCGCTCGACCGACTCGGGCGCTAACTGGGGTTCTGCTACAGCCCTAGATGGTGGTGGTGATGTTCACTACGGAATGCCGTCTATCTGTAGTGGATCGCAAAGCACTGACGTTCATATCGTATGGTCGGAGCAACCCTCAACTGGCGACGATCCACCGGTACTCTGGGCTTCCGAGCAAGCAACAACGCTTTCGGGGACAAGTACCAGTACGACGCTGGAAGGTCAGTGGTCGGGTGCCAACGAAAATTACGGAATGAAGGGGTTTACAAACCTTCTTTGCGAAACGATTTCGAGCGCCATTGACATACGACGGTTGAGTAACGGCTCGTCGTCCGTTTGGAAAACAAACGCTAGATATTGGTATTGGGACGAAAGCGGTTCCAACGACATATCGAATTTCACCGAATCGGTCATCGGCGGTATTTCCGTAGATGTCGAGGGTGATGTTCAAACTGGCGATTACCATTGGTTCCTTGCCTTCGATCCTGTAGATGAGGTTTATTCGCTCATCTACTCCGATGACACCACGAATGATTTATACATTCGGAAAGTAGAAACTGGCAGCGCTGTAGAGATACTTGATGGTGTCACTGTAGAGTGGCCGAAGGTCACCTACGACAATCACGCCTACATTATTGCTTACGACGCTGGCTACGATTTAGATGTTTACGTTCACTGGTTGCGCAAACCGGCTAGTGGCACCCCCAGCGTAACAGGCCCAACCGCAAGCGGAAGCGTTGGAAGGAAAACAGCTGCTAGCGGATCGCCGTCAGTATCACAGGCGACAGCCAGCGGTACAGCTTTCGCTCCGACCAAATGCACCGGGGCAGCCACCCTCGAACCAACATCAAGCGGCACCGCAAGAAAAATTATAAAAGTAAACTGGAAGTCATACCGCGTACAGTGGCGTGGTCAGCCCGGTTTTTACATTTTAAACGACGACCCAGATTGGGGAATTTCTGGAGACTCCCAGTTTACTTACAACTCCAGCTCTGGCGATGACGGAATAGTATTCAAATCTACCAGTGGGATTGGGTACATCAGGCGAACCATAAAATATGGTTCTAAATTAACGCAATCAAGCAGGCTTGAAAACGCATCCGTAAGTGACCCGTACCCAAGGGCCGGTCACATCTATTTCGATATTGATATCGACGGCCAGCGCTGGGCGCAATGGTTTGAATTGTACCCCGGTACTGATGGCCACTGGCATATTCTTTTTCAGTACGCAAAATATGGCGGCGGCACCAGTACGAAACAGGATGTCGATACCGGCATTCCAGACACTGGTTGGTACGACATTACTTCGGTTGTTGACCATGCAGATAACTCAATAAAGGTTTATATCAGCGGGGTATTAAGGGCAACGCAAGACTTATATTTCCCGAATGATAACAACACCCCTCGGTGGGACACCGATAATCACCGGCTCGGAATCCATACAAACAGGACCGCGACCACCGTTGCTGGTTGGCAAAGGCATTCACACAGTGGTGATTTAACCAGAACGTTTGTAACCGGGCCGACCGCTAGCGGAGGCGTTGGAAGGACAAAGCTCGGTAGCGGTTCGGCCAGCGTTGACTCACCTTTGGCCTACGGCGTTGTACTAAAAACAAACATTAAGATTGCAGGAACGCCGCGAGCTATCACGTGGATGACCGCAACGTCTCGTTACGATGATAACTCATCGACGATAACCTGTAGTTATAGAGAAGGCACAGGTAGTGGCTCTTTCAACGCTGGGGCGATAGCGGTCGCTGTTGTACGTTGGTACAACTACGGCATAACCTGTACCCCGAATGACAATATTTGGGATGTTTACGACAGCGGCGATGTAGACAGGGGAAGCGCCAGAAATGAGCGCGTCCTGTCAAGCAGGTTGGCCGACAACGATCCCCCCCAAAACATTAGCTTTAGCTTTTCCGCGTCTACTGAGTGCAGCGTTCAGTTATTTGTTGTCGATAATGCTGATGGTTTTGATGTCAAGCATCTGCGCAAAAATGGAAATGAAGTCGTATATAACGACGTTTTAAACAAAGAGTTTCGCATTGCCCAAAACTGGGATGATAGTGGGGAAACTGGATATAGGGATTGCACTGTCTATTGCGGCGATGGAAATGTTGCCGCCGCAAGTCCAGCCCCATCCGACTGGGTACATAACGCAAACATTCCGGTTTACTGGGGTGTATGGCCCGCACCGACAGCCAGCATCCCCCCAAACATCCCGCTTTTTTACGCCGTTCAACCCTATAACTCAACGAGCTTTCCAACTGGCGTTGAAGGTAGCTGGATTGCGGCTACAACTCGGATTGCACATGAGGGAACAATTGGCGTAAACACGGTAGGTGAAGCTAGTCCCGGTTACATACAAAACAGCAACAACCGATGCATATCAATGGGCTTCGCTTCGGAAGGCCCACCAACGCAGGTTGCTGGCCCAACAGCGAGCGGCACAGCAGGAATCGCTACAGGTAATCCAACTGCATCGGGGACGCCTGATGTCACTGGCCCGACAGCTACTGGCGCTGTAGCCAAAACAATCGCCGCAGCAGGAACGCCAAGCGTCACAGGCCCGACAGCTACCGGCGCGATTGCGAAGAACAAGCGAACCGCGTCAGGTGCGGCTGATGTAACCGGCCCAACATCAAGCGGTGTTGCCAGAATCTTCAAGAAGGCATCCGGTGTCGCAACGATAGCTGCGGTACTGGCTACCGGCGCTGTATCCCTAGGCGCACTGACAGCAAGTGGAACCCCAGATGTCAGTGTGCCAACGGCCTCCGGTTCAGCGACTCTTGCCGCCAACGAGGCCAGCGGCAACCCCAATGTCGAGTCGCCAACCGCATCAGGCACAGTAACCAAAGCCGCGCTCGTCGCTTCTGGCTCGCCAATCGCGCCACAAGCAACAGCAACGGGTACTGCGCCACTCAAGTTAAATATAGTCGCTTCAGGAACGCCCGATGTCACGGGTCCGACCTCAAGCGGCACGGCTGCGCTTACCCCTCTGCTGGCATCCGGTAATCCCGATGTCACCAGCCCTACAGCGTCGGGCGCAGCATCAATTAAGGGGTTGGTTTGCTCTGGCAACCCAGACGCTCCGCAGGCGACCGCATCCGGCTCAGTCAGTAAGGGTGAGTTGGTAGCATCCGGCTCGCCTGACGTATCAGGCCCAACAGCTGCTGGTACTGCCGCCAAGGGCGCTCTTGTCGCTAGCGGCTTGCCAGATGTATCTGGCCCTACCTCACAGGGGGCAATCGGTCGTCTCTCGGACGTTTCGGGTGCGCCGAATGTAACGGGCGCAACGTCATCTGGTAGCGCCCAAGTAACCGGCAAACTTCTTTGCTATGGCAGTCCTTCTGTTACAGCGGCGACATCGACCGGCTCAGTAACCAAGGCAGCAATTACCGCTAGCGGCAACACTGATGTCAGTGAAGCCACAGCAAGCGGGTACGTTGGTCGTCTGGCAGGCGCTTCTGGCTCGCCTGAGACACCAACGGCTACTGCTACGGGGTCGGTCACCCTCGGGGCGAAAATTGCCTCTGGGTCGCCTGACATCACTGAAGCCACGGCTAGCGGCCTTGTAGGCAGGTTATCTGCTGTAACAGGTACGCCAGACGTTACCAGCCCGACATCGACTGGCGCGGTCGCCAAGCTGGCGCTAACAGCTAGCGGCAACCCAAGCGTTTCTGAGGCAACGGCACTCGGCTACGTCGGTCGATTAACCGAGGCATCTGGTACAGCCAACGTTTCTGCTGCAACAGCGCTTGGTACGGCAACCTCATCTGCGGCAAAACAGGCGCTCGGCACACCTGACATTACTGGCCCAACGTCTACCGGAGCAGTAGCAAAGACGGCCCTAACTGCCAGCGGAAGCCCGAACGTCACCGACCCGACAGCGTTAGGTTATGTTGGCAGGCTCGCCACGGCTTCTGGCGCTGCCGATGTGTCGGTTGCTACAGCCCTTGGCTCGGTCACGACCGGCGAAAAGGCCGCATTTGGCACCCCGTCAGTATCGTCTCCGACCGCTACCGGCGCAGCAACCAAGACAGCCATAACCGCCAGCGGTGACCCCAACGTTTCGCCCGCAACAGCATCCGGCGCTGTAGGCAGGCTTTCTGGTGCATCTGGAACCCCGGATGTGTCGTCACCGACCTCGACGGGATCGGTAGCTCTAAACGTCAGAATTGCGAGCGGTAGCCCGGATTCACCGATTGCCACGGCAACCGGCAACGCCGCCACTATTGCTGAAAACGTTGTTATCGCCTACGGCTCGCCGACTATAACCAGCCCAACGGCCACAGGCGCTGTCAGCCTAGGCAAACGATTTGCCTACGGCTCTCCACAGGTAACATCCCCGACCTCAACTGGCACGGTTGCGGTTGCTGGGCTGGTTCTTGTCAGTGGCAATGCGATAGCCCCAGCCGTAACGTCTACCGGTCTGGTTGGCGAGGAAGCGCTAGCGCCAGCAGGCGGCGGTGGAGGTTCTTGGGACCCAAGAGGTAAATCGGCGACGAAGCCGATCCTTGCCGGTGTCAGGCTCAGAACTCAGCCATTCAAGAGCGAGGAGGTCGAGGAGGAAATTGAGGAGCTTGTCGAGGAGGTCATCGAAGAAGTCGAGCAGATTGAGCGGCAGCTAGATGATGACACCAAGCTACCCGGAAAGGAGGTTTCCAACCTAGCATTCAAGAAGGCGATTGCAAGGAACGAGATAATCAGAACCTTGCGCGCTACAGAGAAAGTTTCGGCCAGAGTGGCTGAAAAGCAGATAGAAAGCCGCATAAACGAGCTAGTACGTCAGCGTAGGCAGTTCTTTGTTAACGAAAACGCCGACATTGAAGCCATATTGATGATACTCCTATTGTTGGACCAGCTATGAAAAAGACTTACGTTTATGACAAAAAAACTGGTAGGATGACCGAAGCAAAGAGAGGTGTACCGACTGAGCGCGACGGACCCTACATCATTGGTGATATCAAGCCCTATCAGGTTGTGGGCCCAGAACATGGTAAATGGATAACCTCGCGTTCCCAGCACCGTGAATATTTGAGGAAGCACAACCTAATTGAGGTAGGAAATGAGCGAAAATACTTCGACGGAAAGCCCCACTAAGGACCAAGGTCCAAGTAGCTTGCACGAAGCGCTCAAGCAGTCATTCGATGAATACGAATCACGTGCGAGCGAGTCAGCAGAGCCGGTTTCTACGGAACCCGAGCCGACCGACATCGACGCACAACCCGCCACCGATGCCGACCTAGAAGCCCATGATGCTGAACCTTCCGAGGGTGATCCCCAAGGTTCAGACGATGAGGTCATTCAGGCCCCAGAGCATTGGTCAGCGGAGGACCGGGAAACGTTTACGACGCTTCCCAGCGCTGCCCAGCAATACTTACTGAAACGCGAAAAGCAGTATGAGCAGGGCATACAGCAAAAAGCCGAAGAACTGAAACCTATTCAGGAGGCGTTCGGCCCATACCGCGATATCCTCAAGATGCGCGGCGTTGATGAAGCCACAGCTGTAAGAACGTGGGTATCAGCGCAGAAGCTTTTGGATACCGACCCGGTGGACGGCCTGCAAACGCTCATCCGGCAATATGGACCTGACGTTCAAGAAGCCTTGATGGCTGCATTCGGCAACAGGGAACCCGCTGCTTCATCGGGCAACGAATTAGTATATGTTGACCCAGAGGTTAGGAAGCTTCGTGACGAGCTGAAGGACCTCAAGCAGCGGAATACGCAAACTCAATCGCAATATCAACAGCTTCGGACGCAGGAGGCGTTGGAGCAGGTTAAGCAGTTCCGTGAGGCGACTGGCGACGATGGCAAACCATTGCATCCCTACTTTGACAAGGTAAAGGATGACATGCGGGCGCTATTGAATGCTGGCGTAGCACCGGACTTGCAGACAGCTTATGACAAGGCCGTTTGGTCTTTGCCAGAATACAGGGATGATTTTGCTGCGCAGCAACGCAAGGAAGCGGAACGTGCGGAAGCGAAGCGCAGAGAAGAAGCTGCGGCAAAGGCTAAGAAAACGGCCAAGGCAGTCAATGGCAAGGGCTCCGTACCTCCACCTCCACAAAAAGCAAACACGTTGCGGGATGATTTGCGTGACGCATGGAAACAATCTATCAATGGAGAGCTATAAATGGCCTCACCAAACCTTACAGAGATTGTGACCACCACCCTATATAGGCGCAATAAGGAACTCGCTGACAATGTATCAAACGGCAACGCTTTGCTTGCCCGCTTGAATCAGAAAGGCAACGTTCGACCCGCGTCTGGTGGTCGTCAGATCGTCGAGGAACTGGAATATGCTGAAAATTCCACGTTCATGTACTACAGCGGCTATGAAACGCTGGATATCAGCCCTTCCGATGTTTTTACGTCGGCGGTTTTTGACTGGAAACAGGCGGCAGTTAACGTCTCAGCATCCGGTCTTGAGGTTGAAATCCAAAATGCGGGTCAGGAAGCTGTAATTAACCTGCTGGAAAAGCGCATCGACAATGCTATCAAGACGATGCGTAACAACCTGTCAACGGGCGTTTACTCCGATGGCTCAGGCTCAAGCGGCAAGCAGATCACTGGCCTTCAGGCTATTGTGGCTGACTCCGGCGCTGGTACTGTAGGTGGTATTGACTCTGCAACCTACACGTTCTGGAAAAATCAGACATCGACTGATATTGCCATTACGAACTGGGCAACCCTGCAACCTGAAATGCAGGCCATGTGGCTTGAAACTCAGCGGGGCCCTGATACCACTGACTTCATCGCAGCAGACGCTAATTTCTTTAGCTACTTCTGGGACGGACTTAGCGACATCCAGCGCATTACTGGATCGGACGAAGGTGTCGCCGGTTTCCGCTCGCTGAAATACGTCACCGCTGACGTTTTCTACGATGGAGATTCCGGTATCCCAGACGATCATATGTACTTCCTCAATACGGATTACATCTACCTGCGCCCGCACAGCGCTCGCAATGTAGTTCCTCTTGAAAAGAAGGCATCCCTCAACCAAGACGCAATGGTCGTACCGATTGTCTGGGCTGGTAACCTAACCTGCTCAAACCGGTCCCTCCAAGGCGTTGTTTACACCTAACAGGGGGTGATTTATGGCTAACACGGTATACGCAGCAGTACCAATGTGCGGGTTTGACCTTGACCACCGCTCAACCACTCCTATGTTTGCTCTTGGGCAAAAGGTTTGGTTGTGTGGCCCGGCTGACGGCCAGCTCGTCGGTATCTATGTGAAGGACAGTGGCTCTGGAATCGCTGCCTCACAATCAGACGTTTCTGTCAATCAGGCCGCAGCAGCCAGTGATGGGTCCGGTGCCTTTAAGTGTACCGCCGCATTCGCAGCCGCTGAGTATGGCTGGGTCTACGGCGACGACACCGCAGGCGGAACGTAACAGCTAAAGGTGCGGGGTTGGTCGGGTTTCTACTGAATCCGGCCTTCCCCAATCCTCACGGAGAGCGCAATATGGCATACGAGAAAGGCGTATTTGTTACGTTTGAAGATGACTCGATTGAGAACAAGCGAGCGACCAAACAGCGTGGCTACCCTGTTTATGACGACGTTGTGATGGTCAAAATTCAATTCCCAAATTCCATTGATTGTGTGCCGAGGCCGCTCCAAGAGGCCGACAAATCGAAATATCCGAAATCATGGGAAGCGTACCTTACCGGCAAAGAGCCAGCTGAGTCTGGGTACCCGGTAAGCCAGTGGGCCCAGATAAGCAGAAGTGAGCTGAAGGTATTGCAGGCATGTCAGGTTAAAACCGTCGAGCAGCTTGCTGAACTACCCGACTCTGGCCTACACAGGCTCGGCCCCGGTGGGGTTAGCATGAAAGAGCGGGCCAAGAAATTCGTTGACGGGGCGGCGCAGATTGAGCGCTTGCAGGATACAATCAAAGAACTTGAGCGCAAGATTGAGGGCATGTCGGACGCGCAGGCCAATAGCGAGCCTGAGCGTAGGAAGCCCAAACGACTCAAGGTATCAAGTGGATGAGCTTACTGGACATATGTCAGGATGCAGCGGAAGAAGTCGGGTTTGATGCCCCAGCCACAATAATCGGAAACAACGACCCTACGGCGGTCAGGATTCTAAGGTTGGCGCACCGCACAGGCGCTATTCTCGCCAAGAAACCTTGGGAGCTGCTGATAAAGGAATATACGTTCAGCACCTCAGCTGGCGAACCACAATACGACCTCCCAGATGATTACCGCTCGCTGGTTCCGGGTACGATCTTCAACCAAACAACCGACCAGCCCGTTTACAAGATTTCACCAAGACAGTGGTCCTACGAGAAATCTGGTAACACTGGCGCTTATGAGGATCGCTTCAGGCTGCTCGGCGACGATGAGGGCCCGCACATCGGTAAGCGGATCACGATACACCCAACGCCTACAGCCGTAGAGACAATTTATTATCAGTATTACTCCAAGAACTGGCTCACCAGCGCCGGGGCTGAGGCATCGGCGTTTGCATCCGATAACGATGAGGTTATCTTCGATGAGGATATGTTCACGATGGGTGTAATTTGGAGGCTACTGAAAACGCTGGGCCAACCATACTTGGAGGAGAAAACGGAGTTTGATCGGGAGCTAGAGATTTGCCTAGCTCAGGATGGCGCAACAGAGAGACTACACGCTGATGGCAATTTCCCGGCCCTTTCAAATATACCCGAAACAGGCTTCGGTTGAGCGAGGTCAGTTTAACCGGCGTATTGTAATTCCGGCCCCAACAGGGGGGTGGAACACCAGAGATGACCCTACGGTCATGCCGATTAATGATGCCGTCTCTCTCATCAACATGGTCCCTAAGCATGGCTACGTTGAGCTTCGTGGTGGCTACGAACCTCATTCAACTGGCGTTGGCTCCGGCGATGTTGACCTCTGCGCAGAATATTGGGATGGCTCAACACGGGCGCTAATCACCGCTTCGTCATCTAACATTTACAACTCTACGGCTCAGGGCGCAGCGACATCGCTAGGCTCAGGTTTTGCTAATGGCCGATGGGATACGGCAATGCTCGGCGGCATCATGGGCTTTGTCAATGGCGCTAACACCCCACAAAAATACGACGGCAGCACCCTTTCGGCCCTGACTGTTACAGGCTCCGGCCTTACAGCCACTAATCTCGTTGGAGTGCATGTCCACAAGGCGCGGAGTTATTTCTGGGAAAGCAGCAGCCAAAATTTCTGGTACTCGGCCACTAACGCAATGGGCGGGGCGGTAACGGAGTTCCCTCTTGCTGATGTTGCAAGAAAAGGCGGCAAGCTTCTGCGGATGACCTCTTGGACGGTTGATGGTGGCTCCGGCCCCGATGATTACGCTGTATTCATAATGTCCTCTGGCGAGGTAATAGTTTACCAAGGGTCAGACCCCGGCAGCGCCCTATCATGGGCGTTGGTTGGTATTTATGAGATAGGCAGGCCCGTTGGGGACAGGGCTGTAATGAAATATGGTCGCGAGGTAATGGTGGTAACCGAGGGTGATGCAGTCACCTTGCCTTCAGCCTTCCAGCAGCCTACCCCACCAACAACCAAATTGTCGCAAGCTATAGCCGATGCGGCTTACAGCAGAATCAATAACGAGGGATGGGAGCTGTTTTACATCCCGAATGAACACCTGATGTTCCTGAACATACCGGTTGCTACGAGCCCCGACCTATTTGAGCAGTACGTCCTTAATACGGAGAACATGGCGGCAGCAAGGTTCACTGACATCCCTGCGCGCACATGGGGAATGTATAACGGCGATGCCTATTTCGGCTCAACCGATGGCACTGTATATAGGTACAATACTGTTCAAAATGACAACGGTTCCGACATCAATGCCGCAGCCGTGACGGCGTGGTCGGATTACGGCGCTCAGACCAATAAAATGGTTACAGCGATACTTCCCAGCTTTTCCGCCGTTGACGATATCGAATACGACATCCGCGTAGGCTATGGCTTTATTGAGCCGGATGTTTCTTCTCCGTCATCGTCAGTATCAACTGGCACACCTTGGGGGTCGCCTTGGGGGTCGTCTTGGGGCTCGGTATTTGGTGAGACGGTGCTAACAAAGTGGCGCATGGCAAATGGCCGTGGCACTCCGGTCTGCCTGAAAATGCGGTACTCAAGGCAGGGCGACAAGCCGAAATGGTACAAAACTGACGCGCTTGTCAGGGTGGAGGGAAACCTGTGATTACGCTGGAAACCCCGCAAACACCGCAGGAGAACGCCAAGCTCGGCCTCTGGATGTCCCAGAGGATTCCTCATTTTGTCCCCAAGAACTTCACTACAATAGCGTGGTTTGAGCGGGGCGTTGGTATCATTGCTTGCGCAATGTTCCATAACTACCGAACGACGGATATCGAAATTTCCTTCGCGGCAGAGCCCGGAACAAAATGGATGCAGCGCGACTTGATTAACATGGTGCTGCGGTACCCATTTAATCAGCTAGGGTGTCACCGGCTAACAGCGATTGTCAGGAAGGACAACAAGAGAGCGCGTAAACTGGTCCAGCAAATTGGATTCAAACAGGAAGGGAAAATACGCAGGGCAGACGTAGACGGCCACGATATGTTTTTGTACGGCCTTCTGCCCGGAGAAAACCGTTTAGAGAGAAATTATTATGGGCAAGAAAAGCAGTCCCGCGCCGCCTGAACCTGTCGATCCGTGGGAGGTCGCTAGGGCAGACGCTGAGTTTAATAGGATAGATCAGTTCACCCCTTGGGGTTCGCTGACCTACTCTGGCCCGAACAGAAGCATTGCGAATCTCAATTTAACGCCTGAGATGCAGGCGCTTACGGATACGCGCTTCCAGACCGATCAGGCAATGCTAGACGCGGCTCTTGGACGAATTGGTGACCTGAACCAGCAGCCAATTGACCTCAGCTCATTCGGGCCGATCCAAAGTGATGCCGGGCTCAGCGAGTTCGCCGCCACCGGATTGCCACAGCTGCCCGGAGATATGGGTGATTTTCGTAGCCGTATTGAGGATGCGTACTTCCAGCGAGGTCGTCGGCTGCTAGAGCCGCAGTTCGCAAGGCAGGAAGATGCGCTCCGTGACAGGCTTGCAAACCAAGGATTGCCTACAACCAGCGATGCGTTTTTAGACCAGTATGGTCAATTTAACGTCGAGCGCGGCAACACCTTTGCCAACCTTGCCGACCAAGCTGTAATGGCGGGCGGTCAAGAAGCATCCAGATTGCTAGGCGATACAATGGCTCAGCGTGGAATGCTGTTTGGTGAGCAGCTCACCGGATCGAACTTCAACAACTCCGTTCGTCAGGCTGCTATGCAGAATCAAAATGCTGCAAGAGTCCAAGCGCTGCAAGAGGCCCTTGGGGTTCGTGGCAATCAGTTCAACGAGCTGGCCTCGTTGCTTGGGTTGCAGCAGGTACAGGCCCCGCAGATGCAGAACTTCTTTGGACCGGGACAGGTTGATTTCATGGGCGCTCAGGCGCTGAATGCCCAGCAGCAGCAGTACGCCCATCAGGCTGCAATGCAACAGCAACAGGCTGGATTAGGCGGATTGTTTGGCCTTGGCGCTGCGGCGCTAACCGGAGCGGGCGCTGCGGCAGGAAAAGGCAGCGGGCTCTGGAAGGGCTTTAAGGGAGGCTAAGCATGGCAACTCTCACGACAGGTCAGACAGAGTTACGACAGGTCGAGCGTAGCAGGGCGCTTGCCGATGCGTTGCAGAAAATGTCGGTTGGTTTTGAGCCCATCGCGCACCCAGCTCAGGGCTGGGCAAAGCTGGCTCAAGCATGGGCCGCAGCCAGTATAAACAATCAGGCGAGACGAAGGGAGGAGGAAATCGCCGAACAGCAGCGGCAGGCTTTTGCGCAGGCGCTTGGCCCGCAATACGCTTACAGCAGCGAAATTACCGGAATGGGCGGGAAAGACGATCTTGGTCAGGACGTACCCAGCGTGTTTAATCAGGTACAGACAGCACCCGGCCTTCCGCAACAGCAGATTGATATGCTGATGGCGCTTGACCCGCAGACGCGCGGGGCCGTTTTGGGTGGGTTCCTTGAGCAGCAAATGAAGGCTCAAGCTGGCATTACCCCGCAGCAGCTGACACCTCGTAATCCAACGGACCCCTACGACGCTGTAGGGCCTCGCGTCGTTACCATTCCCGGCCAAGAACCATTTGAGGCAGAAATCCTGAGGAACATGCAGGGGCAGCTTGGCTATACCGATGAGAGCAACCAGTTTGTCCCGGTCAGTGGCGACTGGCTGAGCGAGCCAATTAGTAAGACGCAGGAGGTTCCAGCGGCATCAAGGATGGAGCTGTCAGAGCAGTTTGCCGCTGGCATGAGTACGCTTGGCGAGCTGAACAGGCTTGAAGAACTGGTAGGGCTTGATGGTCAGTCAGAGGAAAGCCTCGCTGGCTCGGTCTTCCAGATCGCGGAGGCATTTAGGTCCAACATCAACGTGTTATGGGGGCGCACTCAGGTCCTAGTCAGAGGCAAGGTCGCCGAGGATGTCGGCCAGCTTAGCGGCACAGAGCTTGGGGTTTACCAAAACTACACCCTTGAAAACGCCACAGACCGTGATCGACAGAAATACTCGCAAGCAACGATGGAAGCGAACATGACGGCTTGGCAACAACTACAACGTCTTGATGCGGCAACCCAGCAGCTCTCAATTTCGATTGCATACTCACTGGCGCGAATTGCCGATCCGGGCGGCAGGTTGTCTGAGATGGACGTACTCAACCAGATCAGGTCCCTCGGACTCCAAAACCCGTCGAAGGATCGAAGGCTGGCAGCTATCAACGAAGCCAAGATCACATTTGCCGACCAGATGTATAACCGCTACTCCATGTATAGGGCGAACGACATTAACGTGGAGCTACCACCTGAGTTTATGAATGATCTGCAACGAATCAGGAGTGGTGTAAGGCAGACCCCTAGCAACGAGCCGCCCAAGGCATGGATTCCGTACCTTGAAAATTACGCAGCAGAAATCGAAAGAATGAGAAAGGCCGCTGAAGGCATGAGCCCAGCGGAAGTTAGAGCCTTTGAGCGCGAAAAGGGCTTGCCAGTCGGGATATTAGGAAATGGCGGATAGGAAAGAGCTTGAGCGCTTATGGCAGCTGATTGAGGAAAAGGAAGCTGTCAAAAACATACAGCGTGGTGCTGGCCTAAAAGAAGCGGCGGCTGAGTTGGAGCAGCGCGCCGGTCAGGTTCGTAGCGCCGAACAACAGGCCGAAGCGTTTACCGATGTACCGTTTCTTGGTCCATTTGGTCAGCAGGTAAAGGGGAACATTGAGAACCGCGTCCTAGGGCTCGGCAATTCTCTGATGATGGGGCTAGAGAAGCTTGGCATAAACACGGTTCCAACCCCATACGGCAACATGCCGACCGACCTGATGAAGGAGCAGGCCCGCCAGAGAAGCGTTGCAATCAATGATTTGAATGCAGCGGTACAGGAGAAGGCTCCATATTCTTCCTTCGCTGGTGACGCGCTGACATTTGTTGCTGAGGCCGCGCTTGGCGGCAAGGGCTTCAAGCATTCCAACCCTAAGCTACAGTTGCTTGGGCGCACCACGCAAGAGTCGCTACTTGGTGGCCTATACGGTGCAAGCAGCACCTACATGACGGACGAGGAAAAAGAGACTGCCATCTCCCTTGGTCTTGTTAGCGGCGCAATTGCCCCTCACGCAATTTCAGGCGTTATGCGGGTTGGCGGCAATGCTTTCCGTCTATCGGCTGACCGGATTCAGCGCATCGCTGTCCTGACAAGAATGGAAAAAATGTTTGATGCGTCTGGACTGCTTACAGCCGCAGAAATGACTGGCTACAGGGGTCTAGCCAAAATTGAGGCTGCACTGGATAACATACCGTTCCTCGGTATCGGTAGGAAACGTGATAAGCAAAAAGAGACATTCAACAGGATAGCGGAGGACCTGATTGATCGCTTTAGCGGTGGCCGGGTTGGTTTCAGGGGTGATGTCACACAGCAGCGTGAGCGCCTCGGGCAGGTGCTGTTCAATCAGTATCACAGGAATTACGACTTAGTGTTTCAGCGCTATGAGGCTGTTGGGCGAAGGCTCGACGAGTTGCCGACGAACGTGCAGCCAAAAATGCGGCTAAGCAATATGTATAAGACGGCAAAAGAGCTGTTAGAGCTTGAGCGCAGATTACCCAAGTCGGCCCAGAACAAGGAGCTGGTCAGCCTGCTAGAGGGTTATATCCAAAAACCTGAGCTGGTTACGTGGGCTGACTCTACGCGGCTACTGAGGCGCATCAAAGAGCAGGGCGTTGTTCAGATGGAACGTGCGGCCAAAAAAGAGACGACACGGGAATATGGCGCTGCACTCAATAAGTTGGAGGCAGGGCTTTATCAGGACATGCGGTTTTTCGCTGACTTCGCTGAGAACCATATTTATCGAACAAGAATCCCCGGTCAAAATCTGGTTACGCAACTGGACGAGGCAAACGGTGCCTTCAAGCGATTGGTCCTTCCGTTTCATAAATCAAACGTGGTGTCCGACCTGACCAGAGGTGAGGATTTTGCAATAGATAGCGTCGTTGAGGATTTCCTTAAAAGGACCGCTAAGGTCGAAAGCAGGCCCTACAACGTTCGTAATAACAGGCCGGGATCAAAGCGGGCAATATCTGTAACCGTTGATTCCCCGATTGACAGCGAAATGATTACCCCGGAGGGCATTCAGATTGTTCGCGGCCTGATGCTTCGGGAGGCAATGGACAAAGCAACCGACGGGGCATACTTCATCAACCCACACGGATTTGCCGATGAACTCGCCAAAATGCAAAAACATTGGGGCGTAGTATTCAACAAGGAACAGCAGGAAATCCTTGAGGGGTTTTCAACCCTGACCGACCTAGCCTACCGAGCAAACAAGCGCGCGTCTGATATGGGCGCTGTTGGTGGCATGGTTGGCGGTTTTGGCGCTATTGGTGGTGTTGGTTTTGCCTTGAGTCAAGCCACAGGCGGCACCGGAGAAGAACCGAACATGCTTCCATATCTGGCGACGGTATTCGGCGCGCGCATGTTGCTCACCACGAAAGGTGGCACCAACTTAATAAAGATGGCGGCGCACGTTGACGATTTCGCGACGAAGGAAGGGCAACAGGTTTTGCATGTAGCCAACCTGTTGATGACACGATACCTTTCACAGAACTACCCAGAAATACACAAGGAGCTAACCGGCAAATTCCCAGCAGGGCCGGAACTGAAGCAAGCCGTAGCTGGAATGTACGATCATCCGGTTCTATAGGAGATAAATCATGGGATGGAGCGGAGGAACATTCACTCGGGTTCACGACTGGACCGACGATGCTGGCTCGGCAATCAATATCGAAGCAAGCAGGATGGATGCCGAGGACGACAATTTTGAAGCTGGCATCAACGCTTGTCTCCATAAAGCTGGTCAGAACGCAGCGACTGGCAACCTTCCTATGGGCGGGAACAGGCATACAGGCGTTGGCAACGCAGCGGCGCTGACTGATTACGCTTCGGCTGCTGATGTCATTGACCAGCACCTGAGTTTCTACGTTGATACTGGCTCAGCCGATGCGTATGTGATTACACCCAGCCCCGCTATCTCGGCCTATGCCGAGGGGCAGCGGTTTGTGTTCAGGGCCTCAGCCGCGAACACCGGAGCTACCACCCTTAACGTCAATGGATTGGGTGCAATAGCGGTACAGAAGGCAGACGGCTCCGCCTTGGCTGGTGGCGAAATAATTACCGGCGGCTTTTACGAAGTAATCTACGACGCAAATGCTACGCCAGATCGCTGGGTGCTGATGTCGCCAAGTTCTGAGACGGTTTACACCGACGATACGCAGGTCGCGGCACTGTATTTCAACGAGACAACGAAACGAGCAGAGGCGCTCGCAACAGGAGTGCTGTCGCTATACAGCGATGGCAACGCCGACAATGAGGTCCGCAGCGTTTACCTGAAGCACTCGGACGGAACAACTAGGGGCACGATGGGGCATATTGCCCAAGACTTGCGCCTGAATAACCTCATCAATAGCGGCACCATTACCCTTACCGCCAATAACTCGGCTGGTTCTGGGCGTCTCCTGTTTACTTCCGACCCGGACGGCAAAGCCACTATCAAGCATGCCGCTGACAATACCGTCAACTTTGAAACGAACAGCTACAACGCTGCTGACAGTTGCTCTGGTGCAGTAGTTCTTGGGCCTGACAACAACCTCCGTGGCGTTGGCTTCAACCTCCTGCCCCGAGCTGCTGTGTCAGGTGGTAACCATACGCTTGCCATAGGCGATCAGGGTAAGACCCTGTTTTATGACGAGGCCACAGAGCGCAGCATATTCTTCAACAACGATGGCGATATCCCGGTTGATGCCTACGGCCATATTCGGTGCGGTGTTTCCAGTGGAACCCTGACCTTGGATGCAGGGACCGGCGTTACGCTCACGTACTGGGACGGAAGCGCCTACGTTGACCACACGGCGGCTGCGAATCTGGAAGTGACCGACGGCAGCTATACATGGTGGAAACAGAGCGACACCAATTACTACATTGATGGACCGAACATCACGACAGCATGAGCATTCTTCTAGCAGCCTTTAGTTTGAACGCCGGTTCGACAGCTGCCGACAATATCAACCTGTCCGGTAGCTCAGGATCGCCAAACCAGTCTAATGACTTTCGTACCACGGACCCGTCTGGTTTACCTACTGCTGTTGCTGGCTGGATTTTTCAGACAGACGGCAGCGTTGACGAATATATCAACGGGACTCAGACCGAGTTCAACCCAACGCCTGATGAATGGTATGACCCCAACGGGGCGCCCGTTGGCACTTATTACATGCGCCTGACTCTGGATTCCGGAACTGCGGCTAATAATGTCAGTCCGGCTGTTGGCACGTGGGGCACGTTGGCAAGCCAAAGGTACTGCTATCACACTCAGTCGGTCCCAGCCTTCGATACATTCGTCCAAAACGGCACCTACAAGGTGGAAATATCAACAACGGAAAGTGATGTCGGAATTGTTGCGACGGGCTACTACAAGTACAACATTGCGGTTGGACCGTAGTGTAAATCTTTACACCTGAAATAGGAGGCTTTCATGCAACCCGAAGCATTAGTAATTATAGGTGCAGTAGTTTTTTTAATTGTCGCACTGGCGATACGCGCTAACAGGAAAACAAAGGGCGGTAGCGCGCCGAAGCCCGGAGATGGCATACCGAAGAAGCCCAAATGATTATTACAGCATACAAGTTGGCAGAACGGTTCATAGGGACCAAAGAAATGGCGGGTAACGTCGATAATCCGATGATTATGTCGATGCTGAAGCTTGACAATGATTGGCCGGAAAACGATGAGGTCCCGTGGTGTTCCGCATTTGTGAACTACATTTGCTGGCTGCTTCGGTTGCCCCGTAGTAAATCATTGCGGGCAAGATCATGGCTGCAAGTCGGGGAGCCTGTAGGGCCTGACGAGTCATGCGTGGGGTTTGATGTTGTTGTATTGAAGCGAGGCCCGGACCCTCAGCCCGGACCAGAAATAATTGAAGCTCCGGGTCATGTTGGCTTTTACGTCGGCCACGGAAGGGAATACATTGAGGTGCTTGGCGGCAATCAATCGAACACTGTAAAGGTATCCCGTTACCCTCTGGACGATGTATTGGGTGTAAGACGATTAGCGTAAGTGGGGCGGCGGTCCTTGCGGCGCTGGTAGCGCTCACCAAAACCGAGGGGTTGTCGCCCCCGTTTAGGAGGGGAAAGTGATAGGCGATCTCATCAAAAGTATGATCGGCCCAATCATTGGGCCACTGATTGACAGGATTCCTGACCCCAATGAGCGGGCCAGAGCAAAGGAGCAGATTGAAGGTCAGATGTTGGCTGCAATGACCTCGCTGGTCCAAGGCCAACTGGAAATCAACAAAGCGGAGGCCCAGCATGGAAGTATCTTTGTGGCTGGGTGGCGACCCTCAATTGGATGGGTTTCTAGTGCTGCCCTCGGCTGGAATTTCATTATACAGCCGATTGCAAATTGGCTCGCCTACCTCTATGGAGTCGATCTGGCGGGAGTGCCTACGCTTGACACAGGTGAACTCACGACTATTCTCCTCGGAATGCTTGGCTTGGGTGGACTGCGTACCTACGAAAAACGACTCGGAGTGGCCAGAACCGGCATAAAGAAGGGCGATATGGAGCCCGGTGGCTGATATGAGGTTACTGCCAATTCTCTTGCTACTAAGCGGCGTCGCTTACGCCCAAGATGACTGCCGTGGCAACCGTAACTGCAACGACTACGGTGGTGTCGATGGTGTTCCGAGCGTTACAACGAGTGTTTCTGTTGATAGCCCTGTCGATGTCAATAGCAGTATTTCAAACTCATCCAGAGCTTACGGCCTTGGTCTTGGTGACGTTGATATTGCTCAATGCTACCGGAGCTGGCAGGTTCTGATATATCAAGACAGCAAACCAAACTGGTTTTGTCTAGCCGATTCGCTGGATGCAAAGGGGTTACACAAGGCAGCAGCGGAGCTTCGATGCTCTGTTAAGTCATACCGCCAGAAACTTGGAGATAAGTGCCTAGCGTTAAGCACGGCGTCCTCACCGGCACAGCCGATGGCTGACACCCATCTCGACGAAGAACAGGAGCTTCACTTGGAGCAAATGGTTCTGGTGGAGGAGCTGCGGGCCAAGATCGCCGCAATGGAAGCTGCGCTCAACAAACCTGCCCCAAGGCCAGTAGTAAGGCGGGAGGTGGTTGAGAAGGGCGGGTTGACTGCCGAGCAAAAAGCCCAGCTTCGGGAGGTGGTCAAGTGAACTGGATTAAGGAAAACGGCGGCTTGATTGGCTTAATCGGTATCGCCAGCGTGGCTGTTGGTGTGTTTGCCGAGCTGCGGATCAGGCAACACCTTGAGAGCATGAACATACCGTCGGATGTGCGTATCGCTTCCCTTGAGGAAAAACTCGACGAGCAAAAGCAAACGCACCGGGAGGATAGGGACAGAATGGATAGCAAAATTGAGAGGATCGTCGATATTTTGCTTGAGGATTAACTCATGGATGACGGGCAGCGATTGGAACGCCACGCACAAACTGTGATTGTTTTGGTTGTTGTGGCCTTGTTATTGTGGGTAGGATCTACAACGCAGCAGACAGCTATTGCTGTGGCAAAACTGTCGGTTGACGTTGCCTACCTTCAGGCAGAGGTGCAGAAACCGAACACAAAATTTGAGGAGATTGAGGAACGCCTCGACAGGATTGAGCAGCAACTAAACGTACACATGGGGCGAGACACTCAGGCACACCCCTAACGCTGTTTTTCATCCAGTGCGGCAAACGCTTCTTCAAGTCTCTCCCATGACTGCATAGTAATCAGGATGCACTTTTGCGTATCAACCTCCTTGGTTCCCCATGTGTGCAGCGTTTTTATGGCATCCACTACTGCC